CTCATGATGAAGCGACGGATTGGATTTTCTGGTGTCTTATCTTCTTGTAGTTTGCTGTCAACTACAAAACCTTGGAACAAGTAAGACTTCTTCTTCCAGTACTTACGACCCATTTCCTCCAAGCTCTTGTCCTTAAACCATGGACGAACTTCTTGTAGAATTGGGCAAGCTTCACCATACATTTCCATACAAGGAACTTGTACAGTAACTGGTTTACTAGCGGTATCACCTTTCACACCAGCGAAAGGCAACTTGATCATTGCTCGTTCAATCCAGAAAAAAGTGTTGTTGGGATCTGCGTCAGGAAGGAATCTGACTGTTGCTGTTTGTCCTTCTGCAATATTCCAGTGTGCGAAAATTGCGTTGTCTCCCCCGCCTGTGGAGCCTTGTTGTTGTGAAGAAGCCTGTAGCTTCGCGCGGATTTCTGCTAAAGTTGCCATAATGTTTTTCCTTAATAAATGTAAATGTTATGCCATTCTTTTATTGACCACTGCCTATAAAAGAAAAAGTACATACAACTAGTATATGTACTTTTATTTATCTTAGCAAGAATTATCTTGCTATATTTTGATATTATTTTGCCAATCCGGAAAGTTTCAAAATGTCTGCGATATCTTCTTTCATACCTAGTTTTGATTTAAGATTTGACAAACCTTGACTGCTTGTTGGGCTCTTAGATTTTTCTTTTTCCAAATCCGTTGTGCTCATTTTCCAATCGCCGCCTTTTTCTTTACGTTGTGCCGCAGGGATTTGACTCTTGTCAACTTCTTCTGATGGCATGATATTGGTGTTGAAATCAGTACCACCGTTGCCTTGATCGCCAATACTTTCTACTTTTTCTTTAACATTGCCTAACAATTCTTTCAAACGGCTTAGTCCGTCATCTTCAACTGGACCGTGTTTGGCTTCCCATTTTTTGGTAAGTTTTTCCATAAACTCTAATGCTAGATGTTCGCATTGGTCAGCAACTTCGTCACCGAACATTTCAGCACATTTCTTTTTAACATCTAGAGCAATGTTTGGAGCACCGTTGAATGGACCAACTTCTGGGTTGTCTTCATTGAAACGACTCTTAACAAGTTTAGCAACTTCCTTAACCACTGCTTCACGAGTTGGCATGGTTTTGTTAGGCATACCACCTTGTTCTTCATTTTCATTGGTTGGTTGTTCTTGACCTTGTGCTGGCTTAGTAGTTCCGCTCATGCCTAATGCCACTGCTAATTCTGGATAATCTTGTTGGGCCCAAACTTGGAATACTTCCATACCGTCGGTTTCTGGATCAACATTAGCAGCATCCTGAAGTTTAGTTTTTAAATCATCACTAAACGATGGACCTTCGCTGCCTTCTGGATTTACTGCTCCGGTAAAAAAGTCCCAAGCAGTTTGACCGTTAGGACCTAACTGCAATGGTTGTCCAGATTGTTTTTGAGTTTCAATTGCTCGTTTTAAATTTGCGATTTGATCGTCTGTTAGTTTGCCTTGTTCAGTGGCATCTGCCCATTCTTGGAATTCGTCTTCTGGGTGACGTTGTAATACGCTTTGACCCATTGTACCAGAACTTGTACCTGGAACATCGAACGCTTCTCCCACATAATCCTCAAGGTCAACTGTATTTGTTTCACTCATGATTTTGTGTAGCAATGGGAAGAATTGACTTAATTCTTCTTGGAAACTTGTTTGTGTAAATGTTTGTTTATACTGTTCCATTGTGACATCGTCTAGCATCGTGTCGCCTTCGTCTTCCATACCTTGGAATTCGTTGATCCAATTTTCATAGTGATGTCTTTTGCCTAATGCGTCAATCTGTGCTTTAAGTTCATTCATACGGCCTAAGGCACGCTCTTTAATTCCTGTAGCATCATCATGCAGAGTGGCGCTATGTACTTTACGTTGGAACTCGCCCAATTGGGCAATTTGTTCACTCATTTTAATAATTGCTTTGCCTGCTGGATCATGTGGAACACCGCCATGATCTACGTGTTGTGCCATTGCGAATGCGCCTGCTGGATGAATGAACGGATATTTAAAACGTTCTCCATCATGATTTTGAATAAAAATTGCCTTGATGTTTTTCTTTTGGCTGCGAGCACCTGGGAACATTTCGTCTACAGGTTGTGCGTGACGAATGATAACTTCTGTGCGGCCTTTTACAGCACGACTTGTTTTCTTAGTGCTTTTGCCATTCCAGCGGGATTCGTTCATTGTTGTCATTTCTTCTTCCTTGGGGGCCGCTTGTGTTTTGGCCAAATGTTGAAAATCGTTTTTGTCTAAATTGGATTTAGCAATATCGCGTGTGTCAAAACGTAATAATCTACGCATGGCAAACAAACGCATTTCTCTTAAAAATCCAAACCATTTTTTCTTAATTGGATCATCGTGGTTTTCTGTAATGCCTTGACTATAATATACTTTTAATGTACCAGCATCATTTAAACTAATACTAACACGACCCAAGTTATTGCCTTCGATTACAAAGTCAAAATCAAAGTAACGTGCTTCGGCAGGGTCAATGACGACAGCACCAGTTTCGTCACCCATCTCTAAATTAGAGAAACGGCTACGAACTTTATCGAATAAATCTTGGGAAATTATCTGTATAGCATTCATATCTATATTTAGTACGTGCTAATGTAAATAGGCATAGGCAAATCGTGTTCTTCTAGCCCAGATTGGTCAATAACCCTGTCATAAATCAACGGATCCCAGTCCTGTAAAGTCAAAATCATACGAACAATTAGCAACATACTGGATACCAAATCGTCGTGTTGACCATCCTTGGCTTTGAATGTAATGCCACTAGCAATGAACGACTTTAATTCACTGATTAATGATTTACTGTTGACTTTCAGTTTTTTAGTCTCAATCAATTGTTTTAATTTAGCACAGCCAGCAATCTTACTGGTATGAGTTGTATTGAAGCCTTTACGGAATTTGCGTACATGACCACGTTTAACAGGCTCACTTAAAAATAACCCTGGAAAAGTTTCTTCACCCAAGGCATCGATAGCCATTAAGGCACTTTCACCCAACGTATTGTTTTCTACGCTGTAGTAAATGCTAGGATCTGTGCCTGCTGCCTTACATTGTTCTTCAATATACTTTAACATGTCACGCATAATACGAACTTGTGCTTGTACTGGTGTCATATTATGATGCCACTCGGCAATTTGTACCATACTGGGCAGTTCTACAACTTCAATGGCCCCGTAATCTCCGCCAGTGCCTAGACTAGGATCTAAAGCAACTAGATATGTACTATGTGGATTTATTTTCCCGTACCAACGTGCTTGCCCCATTTTCATAGTGGGTTCAGTGCCTTCTAAATCTGCCAAAGTCATAGAACCAATCAGTGTTTCATCAAAGATCAAGAACTTACATTCGTGCTCACGATCAAAACGTTCAGGTCCTAGTTGACTACGCATTTCGTTAGCCCATACTTCGTCGCGATCTGGGTGTTGGCTCCAAATAGCCATGTATGGGTAATATCCATTACGGCCTAATTCTGTTGTATTACCATATTCGTCAATACGTTTATTGGCTTCGTTCCAAATTTGTGCGAATTGATCTTCGTCACTGTTTGGTGTAGAAGTAATAATGGCCTTACCACCAGTTGCTAGTGTAGGAGCAATAGAAGTCCAGAACTCTGAAGCAATATTAGGGGCAACATAAGCAAACTCGTCACAGTATAGCAACGATATAGACATACCCCGTCCCGTTGTTTCTGTTGTGGTTTGTGCTACAATACGTGACCCATTGTCAAATTCAATACTCTGCTTGTTATAACTTGTAACACCAGCACGAATCCAATCAGGACAAGTTTCGTAAGCATACCGCAAACGTTGCATAATTTCCTGAGCACCTGAAAACTTGTGAGCACAAATTAAGATTGTACTGTCTGGAACAAACATAGCATACCATAATAGGTATCCTACCGCAGTGGTAGTTTTGCCCATTTGTCGCCCCAGCATGTTTACACTAAAGCGATGTGTGTGGTAACTTTCTAATAGCTCATCTTGATAGTCAAAGGCTTCATATCTAATTTGACCTTTTGTTGCGTGTTGAATATAGAAAAAGTTTTTTAAAAAATATTTTGGACCAGTATTATAGTCTTGACACATCATTAGATCTTCAAGATCTTGTTGAGTGAATTTTTGTGTTGCGTTTGCTTTTTTTATTAAAACGCCATCGAGATTTTTTGAGCCCATAATCGTATTTAATGAAAAAAATAGCCCCCGAAGGAGCTATTTGGGACTATGTCCTAAAGTTTAATTATGGAGCAAGATATCCATGAGCATTTTCTAGATCATACCAAGCACATGGTCGACCTTGGCACATTGCTATAAGAACAGGAAAAGCATCATCGTTGATTGAATCTACCGCTTTGCCCTTTTTCTTAAGAAAGTTTACAAACATTTCTTGAGCTTTGTCAAAATCTTCTTCGTCACGACCTGTAAAGTTTGGGCGATTTCCGTTAGTAAAACTGTCAATATCTAATTCTCCGTCGCCCATTTCTGTATCTTCAGCAATGAATTTTTTATATTCATCCATCAAACTTTCAAATGTTGTTGGGTTGGCATTTGGTTGCGTAGTACGACGACCAGCGCCAGCACCTGCTGGATTTTTAGCCATATCGCCATGATCAGTAAAGGCATCATAACCTTCATCTTCTTCTTCAGGGCTGTTATCAAATGAACGATTTACAGCACTTTCGTCTGTTTCTTCTTCTTCGTCATCTTCTTCACTATCTGTTTCTGGATGAAGTTTGTCTAAAACTGCACGCATGTCATCGCCTGCTGTTGGAGTAGCATTTAATGATGGTTCAGCAGTTACAGTTGCTGGTTCTGGTTCAGCACCTAAATGTTCTGGTTCAACTTTGTGAACACCTGCTAGTTGCATGATGGCAGCTAACATGTTACCTAATTCTTCGCCATCACCTGCTGTGATATTGATAGTAGCAGGGGTTTTTGGTTCTGGAGCCATCATTCCCATTGGACCACATTCTTCAATTGCGGATTCTTTAATGGTAGTTTTAGCTGGAACTACGTTAGGGTTATTTGCGTCTAGTTCAGCCAAACGCTTTAGTACGTCGATCATTTGCATATTATTTCTTCCTTGGGTCATAGTCCGTTTGTTTAATAGGACTTTGTGATGCCATTTCATCTTTACTCATTTCAGGTGTAACTTCACCTTCAGGGATGACTTCTCCACGTGCCTTACGTTGTAATTTTAAGACGTCGTTTAATTCTTTAACAAATTCTGTATTGTATTTTGTACCCCAATAATCATCAAAGTTTGGATTACCTGCTTCTTTGTAATTAGGGTCGTTTAACAAAGCACCTTCACGTTGCTCCATTGGGGTTTGATATTCTTCACTGGGTTCATTTGGACGAACTACTACTAACATCTTTGGATTAATTTCTAATCCAGAACTTAAATATTCTTTTAGTTCTGACTGTGTTGTTGGGTAATCTACAGTAACTTCGAAGATATGAACTTCACAATTTTTAACTTGTGGGAAGTCTAAAGGAAACGCTTGGACTGGGGTAGTTTTTACTTTCTTAAAAGAATCAACTTGAAAACGTTCCATCATGGATTTAAGTTTTGATTCTTGGTCAGCAGTGAAGTCACCAGCAACTTTAACACGAAAGTCGTGTTTTCTTAAGTTGAATGATTCTGATAGGTATTCTTTGAAGGTTTTCATGATATTTTATTTATTCAAATTCTTAAGTTTTTCTAGGATGGAGTTTCGATCTGTGAGTATGAATCCCTGACCTTCAACTGGATCCTCGCCGCCCTTATCGCCGTTCTTGCGGTCAATAGCCAACTTTTTAAGTTGTAGATCAACCATTTTAAGTTTTTTATCAATTTTGTTAGTTTTCGCTGTAATTGCAGCGTTCATCATTTGTGCGGCTACTTCAAACATTTTGACGCCGTGGCGTGCTTCAACATTCATACCTAAATCCATCAAATCGTCATAGGCTTGTTCTGCCTTGTTAGCCAAAGCATCTAATTCAGCATCACTGATATCGCCTAAGCCCTTTACTCTAGGCAAGGCAGCGGCAATCTTGTCAAATTCTTCTAACTTTTCCTGTAGGTCAAGTGTAGGAACAGGCGCTACATCTGTTGGAGGCTCTACTTTTTCCGTGTTAGGTGGCAAATTGAAAACTTCTTCTAATCGTTTAGTCATATTCTTACTTATTTCTTTTTACCTGTGTTGACAAACAAATCCGATTCATTTATAACACGAAAGGTAATACCGCGTTCACGGCACCATAATGTGGCAGCATGCCATTTGGCCATGTTCTTAACATACTGTGCTTGATTATAAGCATTTTTACCAACTTTTTCTTTTAACATTTGATTTGCGGGTTTGATCTCAATCATTTCCACATGTTTAGAATTATCTTTGTCAGTATATTTTATTAAAAAGTCTGGAACATAGACAGTTTGTTTTCCAGTCAATGGATCTTGATAAGGAATTTTAACTGGTTCACTGGCCCATTCTTTTATAGACGGATTATTATCACAAAACATACAAAACGTAGTTTCCCAACTGCTACGGCAGTAAGGTTCTTTGGTCCCTATGTATTTGTGTGGGTTCTTGGGTTTGTAATAATCTTGTGCGAACTTTAAGCTCATGCTACAATATTTCGTACTACTTCTGCTTGCGGATTAAAGGCTAAAGAATAACCTAAATAACTTGTTTTGAATCTGTTATTGTTTAGAATTTCACTGACCAACGCAGAAATGTCAATGCTACTCAATCCCTTTAATGTATCTAAAATAGTCATAGGATTATAGTTATCTTTAACGGCTTGTTTCATAATTGTAACAGCAATTGATTCAGCAGATACATTATCAAATCCCTTACTGGTGAAAAATGCTTTCATTGCGTTAAAAGTATTTGCGTTTAATTCAAGTGGAATTGAATAGTAATTATCAAATGCTTGAATTGTAGAATCTGTTTGTGTGATGCTGGCGTATGGAATATTATTGTATGGATTGGCCATATATTATGTTCCTAATTTTGAAGGTGTTGTTTGAGTCGTACCATTGACGCTACTGTTTTGATTGGAGAATCCATTAATCATAATATTAAGACCAGGGCCTTGTGACATAAACCCATTTTGTATCGCTTGTCCCACACCACCTGGCTGATTTCCTTGTGCCGATACTGTACCTAACACTCCGCCTAATATACTGTATCCTTCATTTAGTACACTTGATTTAGTAATATTTTTTGCGTTTTTAACTAGGTTAATAGTCTGTAATGCGGCACCTAAATAATTACCATTATCAATCGACCCGCCTTCACCAAATATAGAACTTGCTCCAGCAACCAAACCACCAGGTCCAAAAATAGAATTTGTTCCTTTGCCACCAATGCTTAACGGGCTTGGTGTAGAGTCATAATACCTTGCTTCAAATGTTCCAGATTCCTGACCTTTTTGTATCGACCCTTGATTATATAGCACGTTCTCGTATGCTATATTCATCTTGCTGTGTAATATTTTGCCGCCTTCTTCTTGATTTAAACTATCGTGCTGCCATTCTGTTACTATGGGATTTACTAGAGTGTATTGTGTAAATTTTTGTTGATGTAACACATAGATATCTATGCTTTTAAAAAACGGAACAGTTTGTAAATTATCAAAACCATAGGCAAAATCGGTGGCGCCATATTTTGTATCACCAAATGCTGCAGGAACCGATACTGAATTAGATTTATTTTGATTAAGACTAGAACCTTTGGCTAGGATACCACCAAACAATGCTTGTCCAATTCCAGATTTTTTTGATTTAGCTGGCGGATGTAGGTCGTTATAACCACCATATGCGCTGTCTGTATAATAATATTTGTAATAATTTTTCCAAAGCCCGGTAGTAATTTCACTGTTGTCATCGTGAAATTCTAAACTAATGGGTTCGTAATTTAAACGTGTTTGTACCACAGTTTTTCTATTGTATTGATTTAATGTATCAGTGGCAATTTTAAATCTAGGAAGGTCGACTTTTTTAACTAGCAATCCAGCATCAACTTTTCCAAATGATGCCCATTGTTGATCACGAATAACACCGTCATTAAAATTAAATGCTACAAAATACAAAAACCCATGTTTAGGAGATCGAGCATAGGTGTTATCAACATAAAGTCTACTGGCATGTTGATAGTCACGCATGTTAGCACTAGGGTTGCCAAGTAGTCCGTTTACTACACCGCCTAGAAAATTTGTGAAAGCATTACTCATATGAATATTTAGTCGCTAAAAAAGCCCGGTATAAAACCGAGCCTCTTTGGGGTAGTGTTTAATTAACCGCCTAGTGCTAGAGAACGTGCTGTACGGCCAATGTTTCTGCCTAGTCCAGTTACGTTACCTGCGCTGTCAACTTGTGTAGCGTTATCGTAACAGATGTCTAACTTAATGTCTAATGGATCTGTTGCGCTGGCATAATCGCCACCTTGATATGTTGCTTTCTTAACCCAGCAACCATCTAACTGGAATGTTTCTAAAACATTTGGAGTAAATGCGCCGTTGCCGCCATCAAGTATTTCAATGATGGTAGCAAACTTGTAATCAATACCAGAAGCAGCACTTGCTTGTTCAAAGAAATCAAATTGTTTTTGCATTTGTTCAGCAACTTTGCCACTTACAGCACCAGTCACATCATCACGCACCATAAGTGAAATATCACTAAAGCTGTGTCGACCTGCTAGTTTAACTGTGCTGTTATACACATTCAATTTAATTTCGTCAAATGTGACTTCAGGGCGTGTTACACTCATAACCTGTTTGGTTAATTCTGTAGTTGGAGTACCTGCCACGCCAAATCCAGTTAAAGTAACACGGAAGCGATACTTTAGCTTTGGCATTAACAACCCTTGAGCACTTGCGCTCTGGTCGGTTGATAATGGTACTGTAAAATTACTTAAACTTGAAATTGGCATTTATATGCTCCTTATTCTTATATTTACGCGGCTAATGAACCGTAGTTACCAGATGCAATAGCACCTGTGTTAAGGATACGTAGAGGAATATAAATGAACTCTACAGCCTTAACTGGCTCAATAGCAATGTCTACGTGTAACTCGCTTCTATCAATTCTAGCAGGTGTGTTGTTGGTTGTATCGCAAACTACAATAAAGTCGTTTAACGCGCGTTGTCCTACTAGTTCTAATAGTACACTGTCAACCGCACCTTTAATTTCTTTACGTGTTTGAGCATCGTTAGGTTCAAACAAATATGGTTTAGCCAAGATGTTCAACTGTCTACGTAAGTAAGCAACTAAACGAACAACATTGATACGATCTAACGCACTAGCAACTTTTGCTCTTGAGTATTGACCCATACATACTAGTCCAGAACCTTGTAGTGTAGAGATTGGATTAATCTTAACACCAGCCAATACATCACGTAGGCTTTGTGGAACTGCTGTTGATTGGAATACACCATTCATATCAACGTATCCAGCCGAGGTAGCATTGATAATGCCGCCACGGTTTAGACCAGCAGGAGCAAACCATTCGTAACTTACTGCGTCACTGTTAACAATAGTATTCAACATCATGTGGCTTGGAGGAACAACAATGGTGTTACCCTTATTGTCGTTTGTTAAACCACTTGGATAGTAGAATGCCAAATAATCATCATAAGTCACAACACCAGTTTCGTTGTTGTCTGTGGCCATTGCTGTGTTGTTACCCCAGTTGCTTAAAGCAGTGCCAGTTGGTTCTAGACGGAAAGGAGTATCACCTACAACAAATGCGGTGTTGCCAATTTCTGTATTAAAATCAACCATATTTTGAACTGCTTCAGGATATCCTGGGCAAGCAATTAAGTTA